CGCCAGCGCTGGTGCCGTCAGCAGTATCAGGCTTCGCTGGTTGACCCGTGAAGTCCAGTTTCTTCTCTTTGATGATGCCTTCTTCCTCGGCACGCTGGTCAAACACTTCACGCCAGTCGCCGCCCAGACGCGCAATCTCGATTTCGTACGTAGACAGCCCGTTCTTGATTCGCAGGATAGCAGCTTCGGTTTCTTTCTTCTCGTCAATTTGACCGCGGCTCGCGCCAATCCACTCGGCCGACGTCAGCGCATCTTTGACAAGCCCGCCAGGTTTGTAGAACTCGTCTGCACTCATGCCGGGCGGCATTGAGATGTTGCCTGCAGCGATTTCCTCTTCCAGCCACAGCGCATAGACGGAAGATGCGAAGCGGTCAGCCACGATCTTTTTGCGGCTGTTCATGTACTTCCACGTCTCACCCATTGACGCCCGCGCACTGGAATAGTTCGTCTTCGTGTAGTCACGGCTGAACTGTTCGTAGGACAGGCCGAGGGACGCCGCGATGTTGCGCAGCAGCGACTCTTCATAGTCGGTACCGACGCCACCGGGTGTGCCCATCGGCTGCATTTTCAGTTTGGTGCCCGGGAAGAGATGCGGGATGCGGGCACCATCGATCTGAATGTTCTTCGAGGCTCCGGCGTATTCCATCAGCGACTGCATGTAGCCGTTCATCACCTGCGCGAATGTCGCCTGGCCCATGCCCATCTGCGAGTACACAACCTCGGACGGCAGCTCGGACTCAATGGCGGCAGCGTACGAGGCGTTTACCACGGCATTCTGCAGCACGATTTCCTGGAAGTTTTTCGTCATGCGCATCTGTTTGAGCACAGAAACCATCTCGCTTACGCCGCGTGACTGACCGGGCATGAGCTGCTCGAAGATGTGAATGACCTGTTTGCGCCCCCACGGTTTTGTGGCCGGTACCTCGATCCATTTCCAGTCGTCGGCACCGTACTCCGCACCGGGGAAAGTCTTTTTGATGAAGTACGATACCGGACGCCCGTACTGATCCTGCTTGACGCCGGAGCGCATAAACTGGGTGTCCATCATGCCGTCAGGGTTGGACAGGCGGGTAGGCGACACCATCTGGATCGCCGTGCTGAACGGGCGTCCTGTTTGTCGCAGCCATTCTGCGGTGGCCAATACTTCTCCGGTCATCAAAATCCCGCCTACCGCGAGACGAACCAGCCCGGTCAGGGTATTCACGCCAGCTGCGTCGAAGTAGTTGTTCGGTGATTCAGCCACAAGATTGAAGCGCGCTTCGACCTCCTGCTGCCACTCGCGTGCCCACGATTCGCTGGCGCCCAGCACCCGCCAGTTTGGTTTGGCGTTCAGTTTGTACTGGGCACCGACAATGCTGTCGCGGTGGATGGCAACGGAGCCCATCGCATAGCCATCGTTCTGCACCATGTCACGGGCGCGGGCGTCGGCCAGCTGTTTTGCTCCACCCATGATTTGCTGGTCAGGCGAGATAATGGCCGGATCCCACTTGAACATCTCACGGGTATTGCGCTGCGCTCCCTCGATGCCGCCGCCCATCATGGACTTTTCCGGCGTCGCTACCGTATTGAGATGTGCGACTGCAGTAGATACTGCAGACTTTTTGGATGCACGTTGTTTAGTTGTCATCAGTAGATAAACCTCGCTGGCCCTTTAGCTACGCCGACCCCGCACGTACAGACCGCGTTGGTCGGGTCGATAGTGCAGATCATTGAACGTAGAGAAATTATGTAGTTCCATAAATTCTGCTTGTTGCCGGCGGTATATTCAATGCGCTCGGCGTTCTGGTCAACGAAAACACGGACGGAGCCACCAATCATGAGCTGGTGGTAAGCGTCTTCGGCTTCCTTCAATTTGTCTACTAAGTCGGTTACGTCGCAGCTCATGTCGGCTCCTTATGCCAGCGCTTCGGCGAATACAGTGAAGTCTACTTTGTCGGAAGGCTCCATTGAGAATCGCTTGCCGTCGCCATCGCTAACAAGGTCATTTTCGTCCCACGGTTTTGCCCACCCGATTGGGTTGTCCCAGTCCACAGACTCTATCGCTAAAATCTTAGGAGAGATACAGATACCCAGCAGATAATACAGCAAATCCCATGCTTCGTTACGAAGTCTGTTCGGGTTTTCCCATCCTTTGTCCGTCCTGACCTCCGCGCACAGCTCCGCGAAGAACGAGTCCGGCATCCACGCAGGCAGGTGAATCATGCCGTGCCCGGGCTTAAGCACGTCCAGTCGTCCGTTAAGACTGTCTTTCATCATGTTCGAGTTAATGAATAGCACCGGAACGTCGCCGCGCGCAGCTGATTTGTTGTCCTTCCGCTGGGTGTCAGGGAAGCCGAGACGCGTACGTGGGTTGTTCGGTTTCGGGTCGCCTTTCAGCAGGATGAATCGGCCAGCCTTGCCTTTGTCGCGCATCTTACGCCAGAAGTCGTAGGCGTTGTTCGTGGTACCCGCTTTACCACCGGAGTCGCAGCCAGTGATTTTAATCTGCATCCGGCGACCACTGCCGTCACTCAGCTCGTACGTCTTCTCCATGACCAGCTCTTCGATTAAATCCCAGTCCTCCAGGTACGCTGGTGGGTTAAGCGGGATAGGGTCGCCGTCCTTGTCCGTCCGTTTGGACTTCACGATCTGGAAGCGGTCAACCGGCACCACGTCGAAAGGCTCCCCGGGCATCACGCCAAACACACCGACCTCAAAGCGGTTGGCCTGCACGTCGACGGTAGCCGCCAGGAAGCGTACGTTCTCCGGCACCATGCCTTCCGGCAATTTCTCAGCGCGGGCTTTCAGGGCTTCCGGTACGCGAAGGCTTTCGAGGCTCTTCGGCTTGTACGGTTCGCCCATATCGTTGTTCCAGAATTTCTTCAACGCTTCGTCCGACATGGTGCGGTCATATTCGTCGCTGGCGTCGAGATAGGAGATGACCAGGCTCTGCCATGACGCGAATGCCGCTGCCGTGCCGCGCAGCCAGAATGACGCAAACTTCGTGCGTGGCCGGCGACCTACCAGCTGACCTTTATCGTTGACCTTGCACCCCTCTGGTACCCACATGCCCCACTGCTGCATTTCGTGGCGTTCGTCCGGGTGAATCTCTACGCCGCACGTCGGGCAGACCATACGCACGGTTTCGGCGCGCTCGGTGTTGGACATCCCCTCTTTCGTGCTCCACTGCAGGTGCTCGAATTTCCCCTCGAACCACGTCCAGCAGTGCAGGCATGGCCACTGCCAGCGCCGACGGTCGCCACGGTTGTAGAGGGCGATGATGCCTTCGCACGGTGGTGCTTCGTGTGCGCCTTTGGCAATCCAGTGCGGGTCGGTCAGCGGCAGGGAGGGCGAGGACTCGGCGCAGCACATGGCGAACGAGTTAAACGTCGTCGTACGCTTGGACGCCAGGTCGAACGGGTTGCCGTCGCCGTCAACGTCCATCGGCATACGGTCAAAGTCGGTCATGATGATGCGGCCAACCGGACGGCCCGCCATCTCCGTTTTGGACGGGAAGGAGAGCGTCAGGATCATGCCGTTGATGTAGTGCTTGTCGAATTTGTTGTCGGCGTCGCGGCTCTTCATCAGCATCGCGCCAACCTCAGGCGAGTGCATGTGCAGACGGTCAATACGACGCATCGAAAAGTCGCGCGCTGCGCCGGACGTCGGGCAGAAGACCATCGTATCGAGCGGGTCAACGCGCACTGAGTACGCGACACCATTCACGATAAGGGAGTCAGTTTTGCCGCACTGCGCTGGGCCGACGAACGCCATGCGGTTGTAGTCACGGCTGGCGAAGGTATTCATCGGCTCGACCATGTACGGCGCGGTTTCGTTCAGCCACGGGCCAACGTACGCCCCGGGCTGGTTCACGTACCGGTATTTCTCCGCTGCCTGGGCGACGGTCAGTCGCTCTGGCGGGCGCAGCTGTTCAGCGAGGTCAACCACAATCGCCGAGAGGCTCTTATATATCGTCGTCATCTTCTTCCACCTCTTTCACTGCATCGGCTTTGAAGTGATCCACCAGGCGGTTCGCACAGTCATTGAGCGCGCCGTCCATAATCACGCGCAGCTTTTCGCGTTGCTCCGTTGTGAAGACCATTTCGCGCTCTACTGTGTCACCGGCCAGCAGAATGGCCATCCGGATCTGTTTGAACGCTTCGCCCATGTGGGCAATGACTTTATCCGTCTCCCACAGGTTGCCAGCTGCCTTGTCGTAGTCCTGCTTCGCTTTCATCCCGCTCCAAAACTCTTTGGTCAGGTGCTTCGGCAGGTCGTTCGGGTGCATACGCTTAAGGTACGTCTCGACGTCGTAGATCGGCTTGACGAGGTGGGGGGCGACTTCGTGGATGTAATAAATGGGATAGCCCCCGCGTTGACCGCAAGGGGCGACATCCAGAATCTTCGGTGTGACGTCACGGCGCTCCATCCGGAAGAGCTTTGCTATCTGGGTGATGTTCGCACCCTGGAACAGCATCACTTCTGTCTCTTCGTCATTCTGGTTAGAGCGGCGCTGCCTGAGCGCCACCGGACTGTTTTTCTTCGCTACCATAATCACCACTCTTCCGCTGCTGCAGCTAATTGGCGTCGCCGTGCGTCAGCACGTCTGCGACGAATGCGCAATAACTCCTGTAAAAGCCACTCCTGGCCATCCTGTTTGGCCTGGACTGCTTCGACAACACCCATATCCACGGTAGGCATAATTTCCCACTCGCCCGTCTTTTTGTTCTTCCTCTCGCCCTCTGCGACGAGGTGAATGACTTTGACCAGGTGAGGTTGGCCCTGACGTGCCAGGCGACCAATAAACTGCAGGTACAGCTCCAGCGAATACGGAATGTCGTAAAATACGATGATGTGCCCGCCCTTCTGGAGATTCAGGCCGTGTCCGGCAGACTGAGGGTGGGCGAGCAGCATCGGGATCTTGCCCTGATTCCACTTTGTAACACATTCGCCCTCTTTGTCCATCTGCACCGCTTTTGGGAAGCGCTGTTTCAGGCGATCGAGCGAGGACTTGAAGTGGTACCCAACGAGGATATTCAGGCCAGCGCACTCTTCCACAATCTCTTCGAGCATGTCCAGCTTCGCCGTGTGCAGCTCGTAGATATCGCGCTTCTGGATTGGCTTGCCCGTCTTCGGGTTTATACCCTCCAGATAAGTATCGTATAGCACGCCGGACGACATCTGCAGCAGTTTCGATGACAGGGAAGCCGCGGTTTCAGCTTCGACCATGACCGGTTCGTCGCCGTCGCCGTAAACCTCCACCACGAAATTCTCTGCCATCTCGGTGTACATCTGTGACGCCTTGCGGCCAATCTGCACTTTGCGGTTGATGTAAACAGGCTTCTTCACGTCGAGATAGTCCTCGGCGCGCATCACCAGGCAGATATCGGCAATCTTCGCCAGAATCTTCTCTTCCGACCCTGGGCGCAGCTTGTGCTTGTACGTCCAGCGGTTGTAGGTGAAGTATTCGTCCTGGAAGTGCGTTATCGTGCGCCCGAAGCGCTCACCCTGATCCAGCAGGTAAATCTGGGCGAAGAGGTGCATGTACGTCTCTGCCGCCGGTGTTGCGGTCAGCTGCACCATGCGCTTGATGTACGGACGTGCGCGGTTGAGAGCTTTGAAGCGTTTCGTTTTGTGGTCTTTGAAGGAGCTGCTCTCGTCGATAATAACCATGTCGTACGGCCACTTCTTCCGCCACACCTCCGTCAGCCACTCGACGTTATCGCGGCTCACGATGTGGATGGAGGCTTCGCTGCGTGTCGCGCGTAACCTTTCCTCCGGCGTGCCGTCGATAATCGCATACTCGAACATGCACGTATGCGTCCAGTTGGCTATCTCGTCAGGCCACGTTTTGCGTGCCACCCTACGCGGGGCGATGATTAGCACCCGCTGCACCTCAAAGTCCATGAGCAGGTCGACTGCCACGGTCAGGCTGGTGATCGTTTTGCCCAGGC